TGTACATACACGTGTTTCCAAAGAACAGTCCCCCCATACAACTTAAAGTTGTTATGGGGAGAGCGATCTTTGTGTTAGAGGCCTCAGGTTAAATTCCTGTGACCAATTTAGAATGGGAGATGTCCAACCTTTGTCTGGCGAACATCATAAACACTTTCATCTTAGCATCGATCTTGGCTAAGGCTAATGTGAGTTGTGAGTTATCAGCTTGGCGAACGCCCTTGCCTACTGCAGAGTACTCGTCTAGTAACCACTCTAACCCTGACCTAATCTTGATAAATTCGGACATAGATAACGGCTTGTCATCTCCCAATGACATAGCTACCTTCTCTATCTCCTTAACGAGGGTATCCATCAACGCTTTCCATACGGCCTGCAGCTGATCATTCGAGCCAGTAGGTGACGACTTAAGTATGCTATCCATGGCTGATGTTAGGAAAGGTGATGCTTTAGGTGAGAGATAAGAGGATATCAAGTTTAAAACCATGGTCAGATCCGTTCTCACAGATATAGAAACAAGTTTCTTAAGCTCTGCCGCCCCTTCGCTTCGCTCCCACAAAGGAATACTTCCAGGGCGTGCGACCTCACCAGCTACTCCTAGTGAATATAGTATCCCATCGCATCTAGCGATTAACCCTATTGCAGATTTTGTGAAAGCTATTTTATCGTCCGGTACTGTTGACTCTGATCCTACTGTATTTTGCAAGATCCTCGTGACTACTGGCAGATTCAGACCCCATGCTCTATGTCTCATAAGAAACTTATCACCAGGGACCTGCTTGGTATCCACTCCTAATACATCGTATGCTTCTTTAGAAGCTTGTTCAAGAGCGGATTGCATCGACATACTCATCGCACCGTAGAATGACAGTTTATCGTCTCCTTGGAATACGTGCCATAGACTAAAGCTGGAATCATGCCTGTCCTTCGCCAGGTATTGCAACCATTCGTCCTCAGTACGGATTCCCGCCTGTAACTCTGAAGCGATCGTTGCCACTAGGTTTGCAATGGTAGCGTGCTCCGGAGTTAATTTGGTGCCCGACGTCCAAACAGTGTCACCCCCCGTCACGAAGCCCATGCTCTTCTTGGCACTTTCTCCCGATTTCATAGCTTCGTAATTACCTCGATCCGCCGACGATCGTTCTGAAAGAGAAATTGGGAGAGCGCCTACCATAGGTATCTTAGTAACATTCTTAACACAATCCTTGACTAGATTAGTCATATGAGAGCCTAGCGTGTCGTTGATCACCCCTGTGATATCGTCTCTGACATTGAGAGCGAAGTTGAGGTCGTAACGGCTGATGTCCGACTCGGTCGTCCACGCTGAACGGGACGTTCTCAAAAGCGCCGCTTCTGTGCTCTCGTCGTAGATTAATCCGGGGATTACCATCCTCACAGCTTTCATCGCCATGGCGTAGGGTGCTATGTTAAGTTGAAGTAACCAAGATGCAGCGTATGCAGCCCTGGTGGGGTTCAGTTCAGAACTTCTAAGCATGGTACTACGGCCTTTCAACTCACCAAGAAATGGAAATGACTTCCCAGGCAGACGAGAACGTCTGTTGATAAAATAGCCTAAAGGAGCCGAATCGAGCATCGTTTTAGGTACTTTATACATGCGAGACCATCTCTCGTGATGATTATTTTTGAGTAAATT